GACATCCATCAATTGATAGTTCATAAAATTTTTAACTCTGACTGCTTGATCTTGTTTTTCTCTTGTAGAATTACCTAACACTTGAGTTCTAACTGGACCTTGTGCAGGTAATAATTCTTTGTAAGCTTGCGCTTGGAATTGTGTAACTGCTTCTGCAAGGACCGGGTGTGTTGCACCTGATGCTCCTTGGAAAGGTCTTGTTCTTTGCTCAAATTGAAAACCTAAAAGATCTAACCCTTGTGAGTAAGATCTTTCCCATTCTCTTCTAGATTCTTTGTAGTCTGTATAGTTGCCGTATAACTCAGCACCTAAAGGATCTAAAACAGAATCTGGCAATAAGTCTGCCAGGTTAGAATAGTGATTCTCTCCTTGTTCCGGTGCTACAGCACCTGGTTCAAAGTTGATGTCTACTGATCCGTCTTCGTTTTCTCTAATCTCAGTATTCTCAGGTGATGGCATAGACTCTTGTAGCTGTGTTGCTACTTCTGTCATTTCATCTTTTGAGGGTACTTTAATCTCTTGTCTTACGTTCGGTAAGCCTTTATCTATTTCTGCCATTTGTTTTCTCCAAAAGTATAGGTTTATCCTGTTTTTTATCTTTTATCAAGCCTCTAGGATCAGGGCCCTTTAATGGTGGTATCTCTTTCAATTTAACATGTTTCATGTTTTTAACAAGGGTTGGATTTTTATACATTTAATAAATTTTCTAAATCTTTTGCTTTTTGCTCATCAGTTTTAAATAGTTCTTTAACCGCTTGAACTAAAGGTATCTGATTAAACATCTGATAAGTCTCACTTCTACTTTTTACTTTTTCTTCAGGAATAGTTAATGCTTGTTCAGTTTCGCTATCTCTTTTACTTAATAACATTCTATGACCTGCATCGTTTGTTATCTCTTTTAAAAATTCTAAATATTGTGTGTAATTACCATCGAAGTCAGGATCTTTTCTTGCCATGTGGTAAAGGTCTTGCCCACTTGCATTACCTGATTGAATATACTCTATATTTTTTTGTCTATCGTATGCTAAATTTTGTTCATCTGTTGCTTTTAATCTTTTTAATCCTTTACGTATTGGTTTATCTAAAAACACAGCGCTTCCAATAGACTCTGCAACTGTTTTACCTTTAGCTTGTTTTTTTAAAACATCATCTACAACAAAACCCCACAACAATGGATCTGCTACAGAAAACAATCTATTAGATCCTGCTTTAAACAAAGATGTCATTTTTTTAACATCCTTAACATTGTTTATTGCTTTTTTAATTTCTGGTATTGTTTTAATATCTTTAGGAACAACAAAAGAGTAACCTTTGTTTTTATAGTTATTTAAAAATACATTTTTGTATTTATCACTGTACTTGTTAAAATTTTTAATTGTGTTGTTAGGAGCATCCGTTGATATTCTAAACAACTTAATTTTAGGTTGTCCTTTACCTTTGCCTTCGTTTAATATTTTTTCGTACTTGTTTGCTGCTTTGTTAAAATCTGCAACTGCTTGCGCTGGTGATATTTTGTTACCTTTTTTATCAAACAATTTACCTTCAAGAGCTTTTTGTAAATTTTTTTCCTTAATAGATTTAATAGCATCCCACTGGTACTTAGCGCCTTTGTTTATATCTGTTTTTATAACTTGTCCAAAAATAGAATATGGATGTGTTCCTCTTTGTGATCCTGATCTTACACCTGATGGTTCATCAATAGAATAAGACTCACTAAAAATATAATTTTTATTACCTCGTATTTCTGCTTTGGTAGCTTTAATACTTTTGTCATCAAAAGTCTTACCAACTTTTAATTCTTCTAAATCTCTAACAGATTGAGAATATGGTAATTCGTTAATCATATTGTTAGCTGCTTTAACATTAAATACTTTTGAAAGTTTAAAATCTTTAGGCATTTCACGATCACCTGTAATAGCGTTTGCTAACTGAAGTAATCTTCGTTGAGCATCTTTAGGTGTTACGTTTAATAGTTTCATAACTACTTCAATATCTTTTTTATTATATTTATGGTTTGGATTAGAAAGTATTTTTTTAATGTAGTTATTATCTTTTAATATTTTTAATTGATTATTAATTGCTACTTCAGTTGTTTTAAAAACTTTACCTGGTTTGTAGTCAATATCTTTTAATCTTTGTGAAATTGTTCTTTCATCTACATTAAATTCTTTTCCTATTACAACATTAGACATTCC